AGAAACGATAGCTTTTAAAGATGTTAACGACATGCATATGGGATTGTTGTCGATCGAACACATTCAAGAGATCATAGATAATAATACCCATCAAGGTTTGGCTGCACATTTAAAACTTTCTAAATGGAAACGAGTATGAGTGAATTAACTAAAAATATTGTATGGGATGATGTTAAACACGATCCAAACGCAATTAAAGTTTTGGATCACGGTTTTGTTGTTCTCAAAGAAACGATGGGAAGCGATTCTTCAATCGCCGAAAGTGCTAGAGTTAGTTACGGAGCTGGAACCAAAACTATTTCAGATGATCGCAATTTGATTCGTTATTTGATGCGCCATCATCACACAAGTCCGTTTGAAATGGCTGAGGCTCGTTTTCTTGTGAAAGTTCCAGTTTTTATCTGGCGACAATGGATTCGTCATCGAACCGCAAACGTGAACGAGTTGTCGGGACGTTACTCGGAATTGCCCGAAGAATTTTTTGTTCCAGAAGAATGGCGAACGCAAAGCGTTACCAACAAACAAGGTAGCGAAGAGCCGATGTATTACAAGCCGGATAATGTAGAAGATGCTGCGTTTGCTGAATATCGTCGTAGGCTAAACGAGGGTGTGAGTCGAGAATTGGCTCGCACTTGTTTGCCGGTCAGTCACTATACTTTGGCGTATTGGAAATGTGATATTCATAACATCTTGCATTTCTTGAGGTTACGAATGCATTCTCATGCTCAATATGAGATCCAAATGTACGCTCAAAGCATATATACTTTACTGAAAGAAAAGTTCCCGTTGACGTTTGAGGCATTCGAAGATTACGTTTTAAATTGCGAAAGTTTTTCAAGAATGGAATTGCATTTGTTAAAAGAATTGCTTAAGAATAACAAGCTTACAATTTTTACCGAAGCTCGAGCCGAAGATATGGGAATGAGTCGACGAGAATATGTAGAATTCTCAAATAAAATTTTAAAAATTTCTAATTTCAATAAATAAGGATTCGTATGAACGCACAAGTACAGGCACTTGCAGATTATACCTTTGTTTCTAAGTACGCCAAGTATAACCCAGACCTTCGTCGTCGCGAAACATGGAGCGAATGCATCGAACGCAGTCGCAACATGCACCTCACTAAATACGCAGGATCGATCGAAACACTCAAATCATTTATCGACGAAGCATTTGATGCATACGAAAACAAAATTTGTGTCGGTAGTCAACGCAATCTTCAATTTGCTGGCGATGCCGTTTTTCGTCATAACGCTCGCAGTTATAATTGTTGTGGTTCTTATGTTGATCGTTTGCGATTCTTCCAAGAAGCTATGTACAACTTGCTTTGCGGCACTGGTGTAGGTTTCAGTGTTCAAACGCACCATGTTGCAAAACTTCCCGAGCTTGATCTTCGTGAAAAGACCGAAATTGTAACGCACGAAATTTCGGATAGCATCGAGGGATGGGCTGATAGTATTGGTATTCTTGTCAGCTCATATTTCAAGATTGTTGATCAGAACAGCATCTATCCAGAATATCAAGGCAAGGTTGTCAAGTTCGTCTACAAGAATATTCGTGAAAAGGGTACTCCATTCTCGCACGGTATTGGTCGTGCTCCTGGAGCCGAACCACTTCGCAACGCTCACGAAAAGATTCGCAAGCTTCTCGACGAGTGTGTTGCAAGCGGTCAAACACGCTTGAAGCCAATCAACGCTTACGATATTGTGATGCATTCGTCGGATGCTGTTCTTTCGGGTGGTATTCGTCGTTCGGCTACCATTTGCATTTTCTCGGCTGACGATCAAGAAATGATGAACGCCAAGACAGGCAACTGGTTCATCGACAATCCTCAGCGCGGTCGCAGCAACAACAGCGCGTTGCTTCTCAAGAACAGCACCACACCCGAACAGTTCAAGCTGTTGATCGAGAGCACCAAGCAATTCGGCGAGCCGGGTTTCTATTGGAGCGACAGCACCGAAATGATTCCCAATCCGTGTGTTGAAATTGGATTCTACTGCTATGATGATAACGGCAACAGCGGTTGGCAGTTCTGCAATCTTTCGACCATCAACGGTAGCAAAGTAAAGACCGTTGCAGATTTCCGCAAGGCTGCTCGTGCTGCTACAATCATCGGAACGCTTCAAGCGGGTTACACCACATTCCCGTATCTTGGCGAAGTCACCGAACGTATTGTTCGTCGCGAAGCGTTGCTGGGTGTTAGCATCACGGGTATGATGGAAAATCCCAAAGTACTTTTGAACGCAAACACACAGCGTGAAGTGGCTTCCGAGCTTTCGGCTCTCAACCGTGAAGTTGCAGCCATCATCGGAATCAATCCTGCCGCAAGAATCACTTGCATCAAACCCGAAGGCAGCACCAGCTGCATGCTTGGCACCAGCAGCGGTATTCACCCGCATCATGCCAAGCGTTACATTCGTCGTGTGCAAGCCAACAAGATGGAAGCACCTGCTCAATACTACAGCGGTATGAATCCGCGCGCTGTGGAAGAGAGTAGTTGGAGTGCCAACAACACCGACGTTTGCATCAGTTTTGCTTGCGAAGTTAGCGACAACGCAATTTTCAAGAATCAGATCAATGCAATTCAAATGCTTGAAAATGTCAAGACCACTCAAATGAATTGGGTTGCAAGTGGATGCAATGCTGAACTTGGTACGCAACCTTGGCTGAGCCACAATGTGAGCAACACGGTTGTTGTGAAGCCCGAAGAGTGGGATGCAGTCGAGCAATACATTTACGACAATCGTCAATATTTTGCTGGCGTGTCGCTGATTGGTTCGAGCGGCGACAAGGATTATACACAAGCTCCTTTCACCGAAGTGTTTACGCCAGCCGAGATTGTTGAAACGTACGGCAACGCAAGCCTTTTTGCTTCGGGTATCATCGAAGAAGCCATGATGTCTTATGGTGATCTTTGGAAGGCTTGTGCAACTGCTCTTGGTTACGGCGAAGACCTCAACGAAAAGCGAGTTCTCGACCACGAAGAACTTCATCGCCAAAACAAGTTGAATTGGATCGCACGAGTTAAGAAGTTTGCTAAAAAGTATTACGGCAACGACGTAAAGAAAGTTACGTATCTTCTCAAGGATGTGTACAACTGGAAGCTTTGGTATGATATTGTGAAAGAACACAAGAAGGTTGACTACACCGAATTGTATGAAGGTACAAACACAACCAACGGCACGCAAGAAATTGCTTGTGCAGGTGGAGTGTGTTTAGTTTAAATTTTAACGTAAAGGAGATAGCCATGTAGTGTTTAGATTAACAAACGACACTTGCTATGACTAACTTAAGTAGGTATTTTAACAAAGAAAGGTTTAAGATGAATAAGTTTAGTTTTATTTTTGCTATGATTGTTTCGATTGTTTCGGTTTACGCAAACGCTCAAGTTGATAGCGTCAAGCTCATGGAGCGTTCCGAACAAATCACTGCCGCTCAAAAGCACTCGGTAAACATCGGCGGTGTTGCTCAGTTCCGTTTTGGTTATGCTTCGAGTGGATCTAGCGATGTCAACGGCTTTGAAATTCCTCTTGTTCGTCTCGATGTTTCGGGCGATCTTGGTCACGGATTCGGCTTTGTTGTAAGCCCATTCGTTGATGCCGATGGAGACTTGGATCTTCAGAATGCTTTTGCTGATTATGATTTCAGCAGCGTCAAGAATCTCAACGTCAAGTTTGGTCAATTCCGTCCTCAGTTCATGAGCGAACTGAATGGTAACGATGAAGATATTGTGCCTGCAACGCACAGTCTCGTAGCCAATACTCTTGGTCAAACTTTCACTCAAGGCGTTGAAGGTAAGTGGTCGAACGATACGTTCTCGATCAGTGCTGCTTTGACCGAAGGAGTTGATCGTGATAACACTCCAATCGATGCCGATCCTGATTATGCCGCAACTGCTCGTTTTGGATGGAACGTCTTTAAGACTTCCAACAGCGGTCTCGAAGTCGGCGCAGGAATCAATCACGAAGATGAATTTACAGTTTATGTGGCTGATGCCGCATGGAACTACCGCAAGTTCAACGTTGGAGTTGACTATGCTCACTCGGATCAATCGATCGAGCATGCACTCGTCGGTACCGTCTCGCTCGACTGCACCGAAAACATTCAGCCGTTTGTTCGTGCTGAGTGGGCTAGCGTTGAAGATGAAAACGATATGACCGTTTTCACAACCGGTGTGAATTACTACGCTGTTAATCGTGCCGTCAAGTGGACCAACCAAGTTGGTTACGCTGTGGAAGACGTTACAGCCACATGGGACACCACCAACACAGGTTGGGCTACAGGAACCGAAGAAGGCGAATTTGTGTTCACCTCTCAGTTCCAAGTGTTGTTCTAAAATCTAAAATAAATTTAGATTCGCAAGAGGCAGAAGAAATTCTGCCTCTTGTTTTTCATAAATATTGTTAGATGTTGATAGCTGGCGTTGACTATTCGATGAGTTGCCCGTGCATAACGGTCGGCGATTCGCACCAACTAGATTTCAGAAAATGCTCGGTTCATTACCTCACCGACACCAAACGATACGAAGGTAAATTCAAAAATATAACAGGCTACTTGTTTGAACGCCCAACCGATCAGATGGAGCGTTTTGTTCGTATTAGCGAATGGGCATACGACATCATAAAAGACTGCGATCAAATTATGATCGAAGATTATGCAATGGGTTCGCGCGGCAAAGTTTTTCATATTGCCGAGAACACCGCGATGCTTAAATACAAGATGTACACCAACCGCAAGCGATGGGCAGCATTACCTCCCATGTCGCTCAAAAAGTACGCAACCGGAAAAGGTAATGCCGACAAACCAAAAATGTATGATGCTTTTTTGAACGAAACAAACGTGGATCTCAAAAAACTTTTTAATTACAAAGGAGAAAATATAGGCAACCCACTCTCAGATATAGTCGATTCGTACTATTTGGCAAAATATCTTAACAACAATCCGTTGGAGTAATTTGTATGTCTAAAAAAGCAAAAAAGGCAAAAGCTCTCGTTGAAGAACTTGGATCACCGCATAAAATTCAAGAGAAACATATGCACCAAGGTCTTTGCCTTGCGGGAAAAAACGAAGGGCAAAAACAAGCAATTAAAACTATTAACACTCACGAAGTGTCAGTGATATATGGCGTTCCTGGATCTGGTAAAAGTCATATAGCAATGGTTGCTGGCTTGATGGGACTTCTTAACGGTAGTTACGAACGATTGATATTGACGCGTCCGTATGTAGAAGCGGGCGAAAAGATGGGATTTCTTCCGGGCGATTTCAATCACAAGATTGCGCCTTTTATGATGCCTCTCATGGAAATTAGTATCGAACAGCTTGGTAAAAATATCATAACCGATTTGATCGACAAGGGAAACATTCAAATTCTTCCGCTTGCGTACATGCGTGGTGTTACATTCAAGAATGCATTTGTGGTTGCCGACGAAATGCAAAACTCCACCATTCAACAGATGCGAATGATTTTTACACGCATCGGAGACAATTCAAAGCTGGTGGTAACTGGCGATACCGAACAATCGGATCTTTACTTTAGAGACCGCGAAACACGTAACGGGTTGAGCGATTGCTTGGACCGTTTGAAAGGTGTGGAGGAGATTGGTTTCTTTGAGATGTTGGAAGAACACTGTGTACGATCGCCTATCGTGGCAAAAATCGACAAGCTTTACCGAACCAAATAAAAACAAGGGACTCGAAAGAGTCCCTTGTTGTTTACCGATTGCGGTTGTTAAATTTTTCAAAATTTGAATATATTTGTTCGTCGTCGTAATCTTCTGTGTCTTCAAAATGCTTTAAAGCTTTTTTGGCTTGTCGCTTTGACTTGTTGTTTTCAATTTCGCGTTGCGATTTGTCTTGAATCGCAGATTCATTTTTAAAATTCATATTTTTCATAAATCACTTGAATATATTTGGTATAGCCTCTTCGATTAGTTTTTTATTGAGTCCGTACTTTTTTGCAAAAGTTCCTTCGATTATTGTACACAAAAGTTCAGCTTCTCTTGGATGAATATTTTCTAAGATTTGAATCAATATTTGATTTTTTCTAGTCTCGGTTGTTATTTTTCCACTCAATGCGAATTCTGTTTCGGGGCGCGTTAAAATATAAAATCTTCTGCATTCGTTGAAAAGAGTGTTGAAGCTCATACCTTCTGGGGCTTCATCGATTCTGTATTTTGGCGACTTGTCGGTAAAAAACTTTAATTGCGGCATCACACCATAACGCAACACCTCTCGCAAAGCCTGAGTGTTGTATTGACGCAGTATTTGTATTTTAGATTGCTTGTCGGCTGCTTTACTAACATCATCTAAAATCTCATGAATCATTTTTTGCATTTAAAACTCCGATGCATGTTGAATTAAATTTCTCATGCCTTTTGTCATAAAATAATTAACAATTTTATCACGTCCAGCAGTCGGCATCGTTTCGTATTTATTTAACACGTCCGAACACAGTTGTTCGGGTATGTTATCAAAATCGATAAGAATGCTATTTCTATTTATATTAATTAGCATGTTATCGTCTTGAGAAATTGATTTGATATCTCGATTTGTGGTGCCGCTGTTTTTCCAAGCATCCAACCAAGTTTGATACTTCTTTTTGCTGATCGGAGATTGGCGTCCTGTTTCTTGAATAAAAATGTCATCGGGCGAAAGAATATTAGGAACACCGTCTGAAGAATCGCCTCGTACAATATGCTCGAAAAGATATTCTGAAGGATCATCGCAACTGATCATTTTCTTTAAAATTGGACTGTATTGATCGATGTTGGGATATTTCTGAAGCTGTTGAAAGTCTCCATCGGAACTAATAATTAAGATTTTTTCTTTTTGCGAATTGCTTCTGGCCAAAACAGCAATCACATCATCGGCTTCACAATACTCAACCTGCATTACTTTGTAGGGGAAGTATTCGACGAGTTCTTGTTTGATTTCGTTGAGAAGATTAAACAACGCTGGCCAATCAAAATCGCTGTTCTTGCGCTCGCGTTTGCGTGCTTCTTTGTATTGCGGAAAAAGATTTTTTCTCCAACTTCTTGGATAATCGTAACAAATTACCATCTCTCCATATTGTTGACTGTATTTGTTGCGGATGGTTCGCAAGTTGTTGATTACCATGTGGCGAATCAAATCGGGATTCAATGACGGCTGACCTTTCGATTCAGCCATAATGTTACCGATAGTAATTTGGTTCATATCGACCAATATCATTCGTAAACTCCATATAAAATCACATCCGAGTTGATGCGACCCTTTGCAGGTTTTTCTACACATTTTACCGAGTCAAATGCTGACTTGAATGCTCGTATTCCTTTGTCTTTGACCTTTGCAAAAAAATCTTTTGGTTTTCTAAGCTTTTTGGTTTTGGATTTCTTTTGATCGTAATTAGTTATGGTGGTTCCTTTTACGCTCAATCCTTGCGACGAATCGGCTTCGTAGATGCTGATCGTGCGCAGTTTGGTGTTGTAAACCACCAACTTTTGTGCGTCAACGATCTTGGAAGCAGCAACCGAAACCAATCCAAGCGAAGGCTCGTCCTTTTTGTATTTTAATTTTTTGATCAATTCGACCGGTGGCTTTCGACGCTTTTTGCGCACCTTGTAAGATTTGGGAGTGGATTCGATTTGACTTTGACAGTTGGAAATGATGTCTTGAATAAAGTTTTTAAGATTGTTCAAAGCAATCGGCTTGTAACACGAATATCCTTCCGACAGTTCTGCGTCTTTGCCCGAAACAACTGTACAAATTTCTTGATAGAAGGGAGTGTAGTGTTCGATAATTTTTTTGCAATATATCGGCTTGATTGTTTTTACATATTCTTGAATTTCAGTTGTCGACAAAGACTGTGCTTGCAGCACGCTGTCGCATTTCAATTCAAAAAATTCCACAATTCTCACAAACGCATCGTCGATGTATTTTTGAACCGATGGTTTGTTGGAATTGATTTGTTGAATCGACATACCCTTCAAATTTAAGAATTCGATCACTTTCGACAAAGTTTGAACGTCGATATCATCAAGAGGAGCACCCATATTGAGCATACGTGCGATGGTACCGGTCTTAAAACCGATGCATCCTTTGATATCACCCATTTGAATGTCCACTTGTTCGTTTGGAATTTTACCGACGTTATCGATAATTTGTTGGTCGAATTTGTTGCTCTTGAGATAGTCAATTAACCACTTTTTGTGGTCTTTTGAATCGCTCATATAGTTGTACCAATTAAATGCTTTGACTATCGCACAGCGACGATCCATATCGTTTTGGAACTGCATCTGCCAAGTTGGTTCTTCGCCATAAAGTTTGTAATCTACAATCGAGGGCATGTTTTCTCCTGCGTTTATATAGCAACTGATTGTATTCTCTATGACTTTTTTTTCAAGGCACAACTAGAAACTGGTTGAATGCGCTATATAC